GACGTGCGTGAGTCTCCGGTTAAACCTTATCAATTCATTTGAATGACCCTTATGTGGGGTCACATTTATATTATCGGAGGTTTCATTATGGCTAAGGCAATCGTTCGTGATCAGGCTTCCGCGCTTCGCGCTCTCGTTCGCTCGACCAAGATCTGGTCTCGCCTCTTTGCCGTCGCGAAACGCGACATCAAAGAGAACGCTCAGGCCGAGCTGATGGCTGCTTCCCTCATCGGCTGCGCCGATAAGGCAAGCGCCATCCTCGCCCTGAGAGACGAGGCCCTCGCCGATGAGACCGATGAGCTGCTTACGCAGCTCGGTCTCCCGGCTCAGGCCTAATAAAAAACCCCGGCTGCTAACGCAGTCGGGGTTTTTTATTCAACAGCAGGGCACAAAAGGTGGCTCGCTTCGCTCGCTCACCACTATGAGGGGTTCACACCCCTCAAGCTCCCCGGAGAAAGACACAACAGCTCATTAGCTCACAGGGGCTGGCTTAGTCAACCCATACTTACTGCGGCCATATATGTCCAAGTTCATCGAATGATATATATCAACGCGATATTGTGTACACGTCTCTAATGATATATATAGAAGAAAGAAAAATGAAATATAAAGATAACTTAAAAATACATGAGACAAAAAAAACAAAAAAAACAAAATTCCCTCTCTATAGAGAGAGAGAGAGAGCGAGAGAGGCCGTAAGAGCCACCCCCATTTTTATTTTATTTTCGGGACAACAATAAATATCACCAATGTATTGCGTCGAGCGATTGGTTAACCCTTAATCCACCTTAGAGGTGGATGGTGTGCTGGTTTCGCAGCAATTTGGTGATTGATCACCGTACACATTATCTCACAAATTAACTCAAAGGATAAAAACAATGAGAATAAAACTATCAAACTTCAAACGAAATATACAAGAAGAACAAATGCCAGATATTGAAATGTACGCACTCCTTCAAGATGCAGCACAGAATATTCGCAAAGCAGCAAATCGTATAGATCAACTAAAGAACATAATCCACAGAAAGGAGGCAAGAGACACAGAAGAACTAGCTCAAGAACTCCTTCGGCACGCGGCATTAGAAATTAATGCCATCCTCAGCGTTCTGGTCGATGGCCAGATAATTCTCACACTCAATGGTAGATATGCGAAATCAAATAAAACAGATTTCAGTAAGGGAGAAAACAAATGACTGACCAATCTACATATCTGGCACTGCCCGAGATCAAGATCAACTTCCAACAAGAACAATATTACGAAAATGACCAAGAAGGAACGGAGGAAGCGATTCTCTATGTCATCAAAGACATAAGATACGCAACAGTAGTTCTAGGTATCCCAGAGCGGGGAATAGAATTATACGGAGCATCATGGCAAAACTTCAACAATAATCCGCAAAGATACAAAGTTCAAAAAATAGCCAGGTGCGAAGTGTGCAACATACCACTCACAAACCATAATGTAGCCGCATACGACAGATGCAAGAAACATGCAATGGCCCCAACATGCAAAATGAAAGGATGTGTCAGCCTAAAAGACGGAAACTCGGATATGTGCAGACAACATGCCCTTCAGACCGGAAAATACAAAATATGCTGCATAAGCAGTGAATTACTCCCAATTGAAGACATGATTGAAGACGAAAATGGAAACTGGTATGACAAAGAAATTGAACCAACATTCCATTGCGATAACTGCAGTATACCAGTAAACATAGATTACAACTCTGATTACGTGACAATAGACGGAACAGACCACAGATACTGTTCAGATTCATGCGCACGTGAATACGGATGGAGAACATGTGAAAACGGATGCTCCTTAGACTGGATACACGAAGATGACATGGTATATGACGATGAAAGTGACGAATATGTATGCAGAGAATGCTACGAAGAAAGGCAAAGAGAAAGGCAAAGAGACGATATCGAAGAAAGAAGGAACTCAACAAGAATCTACGTTGAAAAAGGAAGCGAGCCAACATTCGGGTTTGAACTGGAACTTTACGAATGGCCAGTAGAAGATTATTACGAAAAATGGTTGCCAAGCTCATGGGGCATTCACGTAGATTCAACCACAGGAAGCGGTTATGAAGTAACAACTCCACCATATACCATGACTCAAATGCAGAAACACATGAAAGAGACGTGCAAATATCTGAGTAACCACAGCTCGGTTACAAAGAAAGAAGGAACTCACATGCACGTCGGTAACTTCCAAGATATCGACCATGCGGTCAGATTCTGGCAACTCTGCGTAGAAGCTGAACCTCTGTGGGCAACATGGCTCATCTCAGAGTCACGAAAGAATAATAGTTATTGCCAAGATACGGCCCAATTCAATCTTGAGATTTCAGAAAATGAAACAAACCCAAGAGTTGGAAATGGAACTCGATATCTCAAGACAAACATCATGTCCTACAGAGAACACGGAACAATTGAAATCAGAGCGCACCAAGGAACGCTCGACTTCGAAAAAATGTATAGATGGGCTGAACTGTTCGGCGCAATCTGGTTACACGCAAAAGAAGCCAAAGATCAGCCAAGAACAGAGAATCTAAAGGTATGGTTTGAAGATCTGAAAATCTCAAAAGAAACAGTAAACTTCTACAAAGAAAGAACTGAAAGAATGTATGCGGGAATGATCGACCTTGAAAAAGCAACAGAAGCAGACAAACGAAAATTCACGACCATAAGTCTATACTACGCAACAGAAAGATACGAAGACACAAAAGACATGTGGGATCTCATGTATAAAGAAGGCCTCATGAAATTCCAGCAGAATGACTACAGAGATGACCGCAAACTCTGGCAAATGATCACCGAATGCCGCAGATATGACGAAATGGGATTAGGAACGCCAGATCTCACATTATGGTTACAAGAACCAATTAAAACAACAATGACAGAATCAGAAATGGAATGTCCTTGCTTTGTTTAATGAGACTTGTCCTTGAAGAAGAAACCATATTTACAACAAATAGAACAGAAAGCATTCAAGCAAATCAGGAGGTAACAATATAATGTGCGGAATATGCGGATATGTAGGCAAACTGAATCAACAACAAGTCAAGAACATGATCTCAGCTAATGAAACCAGAGGTGGACACGCATGGGGAGCTGCGTGGAACGAAGTTGGACAAGTCATGTATTTCAAAGAACCCGGAAGATTCGCAAACACAAAATTCAAACTGCCAACATCAGACACAATGATAGCGCACACAAGATTCGCAACTCACGGTGAACCGAGCATGAACGAAAATAACCATCCCCATATCGGTGGAGGTATCTGCATCGTTCATAACGGAGTCATAAGTAACGTCCATCCAAAGCAAAAAACAAAATGCGACTCAGAAGCCATCCTCAAGATGATAATCCAGAATGACACAAGCAAGCACTTCAAAATCATCAAAGCAATAAAGAAAGCGTGTATGAAAATTGAAGGCTCATTCAGAATTGCAGTTATGAGCGTAAAGTTCCCAGATCGCATCTACATCGCATGTGATCAACAAGATCCGGTATACTTCGGCCAGACCAAAGATTACATCGCATTTGCTTCAGAAGCCAAAGATCTACCAAAAGGAGCCGTAATTACCAAGGCCATGGGAAACAGAATCTACGTGATACATACCAACATGCAAATGGAAATGTATCGATTCAAGATGCCAGAAAGGAGAAAATACTTCGACTGGAAAGACTGCGGTTACTCAAGCTACAAAGAATTTCCAGCAAGATATTCAGACCAAGATGACTTTGACTTCAAACGAGAAGACGACATCTGGAACACATATCACACTGAATGCGAGAACTGCATCAAGGTAGAATGCAACAACTGTGACGTCTGGAGGAAAATGAGTGAAGGCATTGGATAAATGTGACAAATGCGGTAAAAGGAGGAAAGCGTTCATATACTGGAATAACGAACCGGTGTGCCGCAAATGCTGCAAACAATGGAAAGAGAACATCCTGAAAGACAAAATGCTCTCAATCCAAGCACACAAGAAAATACAGAATCTGAAATAAAATGATTGTATAAAAAATGATTATATAAAAAATGATTATATAAAAAATGATTATATATAAGCCTCCCGCAAGGGAGGTTTTTTTTAAGTGCTGAGAACAAAAGGAAAATTTAACTTACTGCGCGGCAAAGTGACCATGACTTACTGCGCGGCAAATTTTGTCCTTGACATTGGAGTATCTTGGTGATATATTCTTAGTAAGCATAAAGGAGGAAAACATTATGCAGAGATACGTATTCGATAAGTCAAAGTTGATCAAGGCCTGTCAACCCAAGAAGTTCACTCAGGTGATGTATGATATGGGCATGAGCCCGAGCCAGATGATTACATTCTGGTACACTGAGCCGGACCCCGACAAGATGCTGAAACTCCGCTCTGTGACTGGACTTAACCCTCTCGACTATCTCATTGAAGCTGGCCCGAGATACAAGAAAAAACTTGACACGGAGCTTCCTGAATGATATAATAGTGTAGTGATCGGCTCAAGTATATAGCAGGAGAGAATATGCATATCAACTTCATTGATGAAAGAATTGACCTGACTTTCAGATATGACCCGCAACTTGTAGAAAGAGTAAAGCAGATACCCGGCAAGACATACGATCCAAAGACAAGGATGTGGTCTTGCCCTGACTGCGTGACTACCCGTGCCTTCATCAAGCATCTCCTTGGTATGCAGATAGGCTATAACGTATGCGAGCCTCAGGAAGATACCGGCTACATCGAGTCTGCCATCAAGCCGTTTAAGCATCAGGAGAACATATCCAAGACAATGGCTTGGTGCTACCTTCAAGGCAGAGGGCTCGGCGTATTTGCAGAGACTGGGACAGGCAAGACAAAAGCTGCGATTGATGCTATCATGCGTGTCGCACCAACAAAAGTCCTGATCGTCGTGCCTCCTCCCCTGATCTTTGTCTGGCAGAATGAGGCGACCAAGCATGGTATGTCACTTACTGTGGTTCACGGACCCAAGCGATCCGTTCCTCGTCATGATGAGAGTGGCATATGGATCACAAGCTACCAGACCCTCGTCAATGATATCGAGCGGTGGAAGGGGAACGAACTGGGCATGGTCGTGGTAGACGAAAGCCAGTGCGTGAAGAACCCAAGTGCTGACAGAACGAAAGCCGTGGCTGCTCTCCGATGCAAGTGCAAGTTCCTTCTGACTGGCACGCCTTACGGGAATGAATATGCAGACGTGTGGTCCCAGATCCATATCGCATACCCATACCTGTTCGGCCCAAAGAAAGTGTTTCAGGCAGCGTTCTGCGAGTTCGGAGGATGGAATGGACATGAGATCGTTGGATACAAGAATATGGAGCTGTTTATGCAAATTCTCAAGCGTGGCGCTGTCGTGGTTCGGAAAGTGGATTGCCTTGACCTTCCGCCCAAACAATACCAGACTATTGAACTCAGCATGGGGCCGAAGCAAAAAGCCGCATATAAAAGGGCCATGGCGGGTGCGGTAGAGGACATTCCTGTAACGGCTGTCCTCGCCCAGATAGCCAAGCTGCGCCAGATAAGCTCAGGCTTCGTCTACCATCCTGTAGACGGCACGCTCAGGTTTGAAAACAAAAAAGTGGAATACCTCCAGTCAATAGCGTGGGATACGCCTACGGTAATATGGTATAACTTCGACGCAGAAAGGGAGGACATCGAGAAGTGTCTGAAAGAGACGAATGTTCCCTATGTTGTTTCGAGTGGCAACACGGACCCGAAAAAAGCGGTCACGGCTTTCGAGAATGGAGATTCATTAGTTATCGTGGCCCAGATACAGTCTCTACAGTATGGCGTAACCTTAAACCGTGCGAGCAGAGTTATCTATTACAGTCCAACTTTCAGTGCCCTCGCACGCTCTCAGAGCGAAGATCGGTGCCATCGGATCGGACAGGCCAAATCCGTCCTCTATGTTGACCTCGTTACCTCTGATATAGAGCGGTGGATAATTGAGGCGGCTACATCAAAGGTTGAAGTTCGTGACTATATCCTGAATAAATTACTTGACAAACAACACTGCGCGTGATATATTAGTAGTGTAAGGAGAAAGCGAAATGAAAAAAGTTCTGATCCTACATGACCGAAATGGCCTGAACTTCGATGGTGTGGAAGAGTTCGGAGAGCCGAGCTTCATCGTAGAGGCGAACGTCCACCCGGCAGACATAGGAAAGATCAGGGATGCCACGATAGAAGCAATCGAACACTTCGGCCAGAATGACTACCTGCTTGTGACCGCATCCATCGTGTCCTCCATCATCATGGGAATCATCTGCTCCACTCTCAGAGAGTATCAGGATCATGTGAATGTTCTGATCTTCGACTCCAAGCATGAGAAGTATATAGAGAGGAGGTTGTCACTATGAAAACCAGTTTCAGTCGGATGTCCTGCTTTCAGGACTGCCCCAAAAAATACTACTGGAAGTATGTGAGAAACCTGCTTCCGCGCACGGAGCCCAAGGCTCTGCGCATAGGAAAGGAGTTTCACGCCGGGGTGGCTGGAGAGGCTAGCGAAACATTGTGGAACAAGATCGGAATCCTCG